TTGATGAGATTTTGTTGAGAAAACAAATGGGTGAGATTAAGTGAAGATATTCATTACTGGTGCAGCAGGGTTCTTAGGCTCGCACTTAGCAGAGCATTTTATCAAAGAAGGTCATACTGTCGTAGGATGCGACAATTTAATCGGCGGTGACATAGAGAATGTGTCAATCGTTAAAGATATAGATAAAGATAACAAGTATACGTTTCACATAGCTGACTGTTGTGATAATACTCGTATGAGTGAAATTATCAGCGACATGGGGGGTTGCGATGTTTTATATCACTGTGCTGCTACAGCACATGAGGGTTTATCTGTATTTTCTCCGTCTTTCATTACGAAAAATATTTTTGAAGCGTCCGTAAGTGTCTTTAGTGCAGCAATAGCAAATAACGTCAAGCGAATTGTATTTACATCATCCATGGCTAGATATGGTATAGGTGAGTTCTTACCACCATTCCGAGAGATTTACACACCACTTCCAGAAGACCCTTATGGCATTGCCAAGGTTGCAGCAGAGCAGGTTCTTAAAGTCTTGTGTGAGGTTAACAATGTTGAGTATGTTATCGCAGTACCACACAACATTATAGGCCCGCGTCAGTGCGCTAACGACCCTTACCGCAATGTAGCATCTATTATGGTCAACAGAATGAAGCAGGGCTTGCCTCCTATTGTTTATGGCGATGGTAAGCAAACAAGATGTTTTAGTTATGTAGGTGATGTTATTTCATGCCTAGCTAAAATGATTGATGAATCTTCTGTTGTAGGTGAGGTTATTAACGTTGGTCCTGATGAAGAGGAAAACACCGTTAACATTAATGATCTGGCAGCCATTCTAAATCAGATTCTAGGGACTGACTTTGAACCTATTCACATGGGTGACAGGCCACAAGAGGTTAAGCACGCAACGTGTTCTAGTGAAAAGGCAAGGACTTTGCTTGGTTACAGAACAAAAACAGAGCTTAGAGAGGGGTTAAGGCTTACGGCTGAGTCTATAGAACCTCAAGAGTTTGTTTATGATCGTTATCCTTTAGAGATTGTGAACGACAAAACACCTAAAACATGGAAAGAGAGACTTATCTAATGTTCAATAAAATAGCTAAGGGGATGCCCGCTAAACACATCAACGTACAGAACATGAAAGAGTTAGAAACTCTTTACCACATCATCAAAGGAATAAACCCAAAATCATACTTGGAAATAGGTGCAAGCAATGGAAACAGCTTGTGGGTTCTTGCTCATGCCCTTGAAAAAGGTTCTAGGGTTGAGTTTATTGATCTAGGTGAGAAGCACACAGTTGAATGCCTAATGCAGTGTGCAGATAAGTTGATGGCTGAATATGACATAAGAGCTTATCTAGGACGCAGTGAAGAGTGGGCCGAAAGGATTAAAGAGAATAACCCTGATGGATATGATGTAATCTTAATTGATGGCGACCATACGTTTGAGGGTGTGAAGAGAGATTGGGAGAACTATAAGGACTTGGCTAACAAGCTTATTGTCTTTCATGATATAAACCTACCTGGTGTTAGAGAGTTCTTTGACAGCCTGAAGATGGGTGTAAAGATTTATTCAGTTGGTAAGTATTTAAAACATGAGCGAGAGCATGGTATGGGCTTTGGCTTGATTTACGTGGAGAAATAATAATGAACTACGCAATTTGTACAACTTTCGCAAATGGTCAGTACCCTACATGGGGTAAAGAGATGTTAAACAGTGTTAACAAGAGCTTCCCTCCTTGTCATATGCTAGTGCATCTTGATAATGAAATGTTGATTGAGTCTGTTTCTGGAGACTTAACTAATCATACATTTTGTGCAAGCACACCTGATGATGTGCAGAATGAGTTCTTGGCTAAGTACAAGGGCACTGACGATAAGCAGAACTACCGCAAGCAGTTTGTAAGGTTCTCTCATAAGGTATTTACCATCTATAAGGCTCTTGATTACTGTAAAGGCCAAAACCTTGATTACTTATTCTGGATTGATGCAGATGTTAAGTTTAACAAGGCTGTTGACCAAAAGTTCTTTGATGCCGTATTGCCTAAAGATGATGAGATTGTTTCTTATATAGGCCGTAAGGATTGGAATCACAGCGAATGCGGTTTTATGGTGTTTGATGTTAAGAAGGCTGAAAACCTAATTAATGCTTTTATTAAACACTATATTGATGGTACAGGGCTTAACCTAGAAGAATGGCACGACAGCTTTATCTTTGATCGTGTACGTGAGATTCACGCACCACTAGCTAAGAACATATCTGCTGATGCTTCTGGTATGGATGTTTGGGAACAAACTATCCTTGGTGAGTATTCACAACATTTCAAAGGCCCTGTTGCTAAGAATGAGTTGGCAGGTGTTCCACAGCAAGCTCAACCTATTCCACAAATGGAACAGCAACCAGGTGGATACAAGCCACTTGTTATTGAAACTGTAAACAGTGTTCAAGATGATTCTATCAAGAATAACGTAACAGCTAACCTACGCATTATTGAGAACTGGATCGGTATGTGTGATATGACAGACGAGAAGGTTGTTATTTGCTCCGCTGGCCCATCACTAGACCCTGAGATGGTTCGCCCTTACTACGATAAAGGTTATAAGGTTGTGGCTGTTAAACACGCTATTGATAAGCTACTAGGTGCTGGTATTGTTCCATGGGCTTGTATTCTCCTTGACCCTAGACCACACGTTGAAGACTTTGTTGAGAACCCTGATCACAGAGTTATTTACTTTGTTGCATCCCAAGTATGCCCTGAAGTTACACAAAAGCTTTTAGATAAAGGCTGTACTGTATGGGGTTATCATGCTGCTGTAGGTGCAGGTGAGGACAAAGTGTTACCTAAAGGTCACTTTATGGTGTCTGGCGGTAGCGCAAGTGCAACACGTGGTATGTTTATGCTGAATATCCTTGGATTTAGAAATTTTGAATTATTCGGTTATGATCTATGTCATTACAAGAAGCCTGATTTGTCAGATGTTGATGAAAGTGGTAGAAATAAATATCTGGAAGTTAGCTTAAAAACAGCTACAGCAGGTGGTAATGAGGTAGAGCGAACATATTGGACAGAAGGCCAGTTTTTAGCGCAAGTCCAAGAGATTGAAAAAATCTTTGAGGACAAAGTGTTTGATATTAATGCTCACGGTGAGGGTATTGTACCTTGGATTTTAAGAAACAAAGCCGCTCACAAGAAATGGTGGAAGCAAATGTATAAGGTTAACCAAGAGCCTTACAATAGCTACAAAGAATTATTCGGGGAACTTAGTACATGGCAGAAATTGAGCAGATTCTTGAACAGCTTGTTTTGCAAGAGCCAGAAGGGTTAGTAGAGTTTGAGGCTGAAGAGGAAGGCCCACGGGTTTATCCTGAGTTTGAGAACATTGTAGATGATCTTGACGAGAATGTAGTAGCAGAGCTTGGAAGCAAAGCACTAGAGGAAGTCAAAGAAGATGAGTCAGACCGTCAAGAGTGGCTAGATATGCACACCACATGGCTTGAAATGTATCTACAACAGGATAAGCCTGCAATTGATGACGACAGAGACTGGAATGCAATAGAAAGTATTCCTATTCTTACAGAAGGGTGCAACCAGTTCCAAGCACGTACAAGACAAGCGTTCTTCCCAAACAAGAACTTTGTATCTGCCACTGCATTAAATAGGAAAGACAATGAGGCTGAGGAGTACGCACGTAAAATCTCGGGCTATTTAAACGACCTGTTTACTCGTAAGCTCAAACGATACAAGAGAGACAAAGATAGACTGTTCCTTGCCACTGCCGTGCATGGTTCTTTCTTCACTAAGTCTTACTTTGATGAGGGTAAGGGTTATCCTGTAGTCGATAACGTAAGACCTGTTGATCTTATTGTACCTTACACTATTGGCCCTATTGAAATAGAGGATTTACCACGTAAGACTCATAAGCTACGTTTGACACGTCATGATATTAGAAAGATGACTGACAGTGGATTCTTTAGAGATATAAGGCATGTTTATAACGCCACTGATTCATCAGATGAATATGATAGCGTAGTTGATGAAAGTCAGGGTATTTCTACACCTGCAACGCAAGATGACATGAATGATGCCGCTATTTGCACTGTCTATGAGCAACACAGATGGTGGGATATTGATGGTGAATACAAGCCTATTATCGTATGGGTAACAGAAGAAGGTAAGGTTTTACGCCTTACAGTACGTTACGCCACTGATGAAAATGGCGAGGTAATGAGTGATGAACCAGTTGAATACTTCACACACTATAAGTTCTTAGAAAATCCTGATGGGTTCTATGGCCTTGGCCTCGGTCACATGGTTGGTAACTTGAATGCCGCTGTGTCTGATATTTTCCGTAAGAGTCGTGATGCTGCACACCTAGCTAACGATGGTAATATGTCTGGTTTGATTAGTGACAGGCTAACTCTCGAGGGTGAAGATGTAAGGCTTGATATTGGTAAGTTCATACCTGTACAAGATTCAGTAGGTAAAATTGCTGATGGTATTTATCCGTTTAACTTCCCAGGGCCTAACGCTGGGTTCTTATCTATGGGTGAGTACCTAGATCAAAGAGCGCAACGCATGAGTGCTACAACAGAGTCTTTGACTGGTCAGTCTGATGCTGTTAAGCAGCCTACAACTATCTTGACTGAGGTTGAGCAAGGATTGGCTGTATTTACATCTGTACAACAGCGACTAGCGGATTCTATGAATAATGAGTTGAGTAAAGTATATGAACTGGTTCGTAGGTATTCTGATGATGTTATTTCGTACTTTAGCGAAGGAAAGATGGAAGAAATATATCCTGAAGAGTTTATTGAGGATGTTGCTATTGAAGTCGCCTTTGATCCAAGATTCGCTACACAAGCTCAAAAGATGGCTCGTGCGCAAGCTGAGTTAGACGCTACTCTAAACAACCCTAACAACCAGATGCGCCCTGAGATTATTGATAATGCATTTAGACGTTACTTTGAGGCTATCGAGACTGATGATATTGAAGAGCTAATGCCTGTTGAAGAAGAGGTTGAACGTATTGATGACCAGCAGGTCGAAAATATGTACTTCTTAATGCCAGAAGGTCAAGCACCTAAGTTTGATGTATTCCCAGATCAAGATCATGAAGAACATCTAAGAGAGATAGATGAGTTTGTGAACAGTGAGTACGCACAAAACTTAACACCTGAAGCAGCAGCTAAACTACAGCATCACAGACAGAAGCACCTAGCTTTTGACTACGCTAATCAAACAGGAATACTAGGAGGTGAGGATGAGTCAGTACAGCAAGGAGGAATTGGAGCTATTCCAGAAATGGGGGCAGGACCCGATTACTCAGAAGGTATTCAAGATATTGACCCAGCGGTACAAGAGTTTGAGGCCATGGGAGGTGGCGAGTTGTTGGGAGCACCAGCACCAATTGGCGGGACAGCAACAAGTGTTGAAGACATTGAGTGATATTGCCCAAGGTAAGGTTTAGGCCAATTTGTAATACATTTGTTTTCGTATTAATATAGCTTTGTAATTTAGATAGGGTTTATTAATGGCTTCAATTGCAGAACTAGCACGACACGGTAGAAAAGGCGACACAATGATAGGGCACTTGACCCCAGGTGATGTTGTCATACCCCGTGATGTTATTATGCAAGAGCCACAATTCCTAGTTCGTCTCAAGAAAATCATGGAGGAAGGTGGCGGTGATTACCGTACACACATGGTTGGTTCTGGTTACGATAATATAAACCCTGCGACTGGTATGCCAGAGTACGGCTGGTTCAGTAAAATAACACGTCCTATCACACGTGCAGTTAAGAAGGTTGGAAGTATTGCAGGTGATTTAGGCTCATCTGTTGACGACATGTTTATGCAACCATCTTTAGACATAGCTAAACAGTACGGCCCTGCGTTAGCCGCAACTGCGATAGGTGGCCCACAGGCTGGTTTGGCTGCCTTATCTGCTACAGGTGGAATAGGCGGGTCTGGCGGTGGAAGCATTGGTAGTGCTTATGGCGGAGGTCAAGATGTTGGTTCTATATTCCCAGAAGAGCCTGCCCCTATTGAGCTAACAAGAGCACCTGAAGCGGCATTGCCGTCAAGTTTATCACATTTACAAGGGTTGTCTGGTTTACAGCAATCCACAAACATTGCTACAGAAGGTTTATATGGTGGCGGTGTTGGACAAGAGGAGCAAGAATACTTTGCTAACCTGCTTAACCGTAGACTTATGGATGAAAGCGGACAGTTGGCGAGTTATGGTGAGGTAAGACCTGTTGAAGAACAGTTCTTGAGACAGAGAGTTGGTTTGAGATTTGATCCTAATACAAAGAGTATTTTGGAGGCATTACAAGCCCGCTCTGGTTAATGATGAGTGAGGAGTAGAGAATGGCAAAGGCAAAGCCTATTTTCCAGCGTATCTTGTTGGAGAAAATCAAAAAAGAAAAAACAACAGGTGGAATTATCCTACCTGATGAGTCTAAAGATACAATGTTTGGCCGTATCATTTCCAAAGGTGAATTAGTTGACCATCCTGATATTCAGGAAGGTGCGCTTGTTTATGTTGGTAAATATACAGGTACAAACGTCAAACCTAATCCCGACAATGACAAAGAAGAGTACTTTTTGTGTCATGAAGAGGACGTACTATGCGTAATTGAGGAGAATGATGATGAGTGATGTTGAGTACAAAAAAGAGGATGATGTTGCATTGCCTAACGATGGCGATGTCAATCATGATTCTATTGAGGCTGCATTTGAGCAAATGAAGGCTGCAAATGAAGCTGACCCTATTGTTGAAGAGCCTAAAGAAGAAACAACACCAGAAGTTACAACTGAAAAGGCGGAAACACCTAAAGATAAAAAGGCTAGTAATTCTGAGTATGACATTTTTGATTTCAACCGTATTGATGATGATTCTGTACGTAATGATGCAGAAGCACGTTTTAATCGTTTGTACGGCCAACTAAAGCGTTCAGATCAAAACCAAGTAGCACAGCAAGAACATCTAGTACATCAGGCAGAACAGCTAGAGCATCAGGCAGAGCTAATCGAGAAGCTTATGAATCGCTTTGACAGCAGTGACCGTGATAGACAGCTTGATGGCTTGAAGCGTGAGGCCAAAGAGGCAAGAGATATTGGTGATTTTGATGAGTATGACAGAGTACAAAATCAGATTGTTAATCTATCTGCTGAAAACCTACATGCTAAGAACATGGAAAGTCAAAAGCCTGAGAAGCCAAAGCAAGAACAGAAGCAACCTGCTGAACCTGGTATTTCTGCATATGACCAACAGTATCTAGCTGGATGGGCAGAACAAAAAGGTGAAGATGGCAAGTCTGTGCGTCCGTGGGCAAATGATAACAACCACCCGTTAGCTCAAGAGGCTCTGAGAGTAACCAATACATTGCTTTCAGACCCAAATCTTGCTCATATTCCTATCGAGAAAAAGATGGCACGTGTTGATAAATATATTGCTCTTAAAATGCCTAAGAAGTCCCCTAAGAAAAACACTGTTGTGGGGGCCAATTTGACAAACGCTAAAAAAGAGAAAACAATTGAGCTTAGTTCTGAACAGAAGCACATGGCCGCAAATGTTCTATATAGGAACCTTCCACGAGAAGAGGCTTATAAGAAATATGCAGCTACGCTGAAGGCAGAACATAATCTAGGGATTAGAATATAATGACTGAGTTGAGAAGTGGTCAGGGCCGACCGAAAAAAGCCCAAAGTAGTGATGAGAGCAAACAGGCTAAAAAGGGTAGACGCTCTTGGAAGCCAGTACACGCAGATGAGGTGTTTAAAAAAGACCCTAAATATGTGTACAGAAAAGTTGCGAAAGATGAACACCGAGTAGCTAGAATGTTAGCTGAAGGCTGGGAGTTTGTAACTCGTAACAATGCATACGGTACAGAAATGGAAAACCTGAATGTTAACTCAGGTAAGCCCCTCTCTAATAATATTGAGGGTGTTGATAATGTACTAATGCGACTGCCTAGTGATATGGCAAAACAGCGCAATGCTTACTACCAGAAACTTAGTAGAGAACGTATGGACTCTATTAACCTCAAGAAAGAGGCACAAGATGGTGTAGACGTTGGCTCTGATGTTATCACAGGCGAAATTAATATTGATAATGTTATTAAATAAGGAGTTGAAGATATGGCTGGTACAGTAAGTGCGCGTCGTAATGGATTCACCCCTGCTCGTGACTATGATGCTAAGGATGTACGTACATATCCTGTAGCAACTCAGACAAACTATGCTCTAGGTATTGGTGACGCTGTTCACCTAACAGATGGTTTGGTTGCAGCAGTAACAGCAGGTATGGACCCAGGTCAATCAGGTTTTGGTGTGGTAATCGGTGTTCTAAACACGGATGGTCGCCCATTCACATTTAATCAACCAACAAACGGTCCTTTCATCGCATCAGGTGCTACAGGTTTTGCTCAGGTTCTTTGGAACCCTGATATGTCCTACACAGTGCGTTATGAAGGTTCCGCTGGAAACGGTGTGGTTGGTAAGAACGTAGAGGTTACAGCTAACGGTGTAACTACTAAGACAGGTCGTTCTACAATGGGTGTGCAGGTTGCAACATCTGCCTCTGATGGTTTGCTATTCAAGGTAATTGGATTGTCACCATTTGAAGGTATTACAGGTGTAACAGCAGCACGTGGTAATGATAAGTACGTCGAGGTTGTGTGGAACAAGCACATTCTCAAGGGCGGAACGGCTGACCAGTAAGGAGATTAGATTATGACTATTGCTACTTCTCAGTTTGCAGAATTGTTATGGCCTGGCATTAAAGACATTTTCGGTGAGGAAATGAAAGAATGGCCGTCACTATTCACACAGTATTTGGAAGAAGTCGAATCAGATAAGAGATTTGAAAAATTCCAAGGCGTAACAGGCTACCAAAACGCAGCCGTTAAAAACGAAGGTGCAGGCATCACATATGATGATCCAATGCAAGGATTCCAGAAAGAGGCTGTTGCAGTCACTTATGGTCTCGGTGCTAAGATCACTATGGAGATGATGGCGGATAACCAGTACAGTGCGATTAAAAACGTACCTAAGCAACTGGCTAAGTCCTACCGTCACACACAGGAAACTGTAAGTGCTGACTTGTTGAACAGTGGTTTTTCCACAGCAGCAAACCCACACCTAACGGCTGATGGTTTGTCTATCTTCAACACAGCTCACTTGCTTGTTGATGGTGGTACATACCGTAACACACCTGCTACAGGTACAGACTTGACTATGACAGCTCTTGAAAACGCTTATATTGACATTAGCGACTTCAAAAATGACCGTAGTCAGCCTATGCACGCGAAAGCGGTTAAGCTTATGGTTCCAACAGCACTACAACACACTGCTCGCAAGATTCTTGAGACAGAGTATGCTGTAGGTTCTGCTGATAACGATAAGAACGTTGTGAGCAAAGCTAACACGCCTATCGAGCTAATTGTTAACCCTTACCTAACTGATCCAGACGCTTGGTTCTTGATCACAGACTCAGGTAACGGTCTAACATACGTAAACCGTATGGCTCCACAAATTGATCGTGACAACCAGTTCAATACGAAAGACCTATGCTTCAGCGTAGTTGGACGTTTTGACGTTGTTGGTATTGATGGACGTGGTATGTATGGTTCACCAGGTGCATAAGCTACCTAGCTACCAATTAGCCCTCGTTTTGACGGGGGCTTTTTTACGGCTATAATACGTTAACGGTTTTTTTACGGAGGTATATTATGAGTAAACGGGTAACAGATAACTTTCAACGTTCAGCATTTGGCGAATTAGACGTTGCAGAAATGACACCAACTATACAGTTGAGTTTTGCAAATCATGTAAGCTCTTATCTTACAGATACTAGCGCATGGGGTGGCGGAACTGTCACAAGTGTAAGCGCAATGGCAAATGTTAGTACAAGTGCTGTTGCCTCATCTATGGCCATGATGCAGAGTAGACCATCTATTGTTTATCACCCAGGTCAAGGTGGGAGAGTTATGTTTACCGCTTCGTTTACAACTGGTGTATCAGGATCACGTCAAGAAATAGGGGCAGGTGACTTAAATGATGGTCTGTTTATTATTATGGACCAAGACAGGTTTGGAATCATGCGCAGGCGTGGTGGTACTGAAATTATTACATATCAAGAAGATTTTAATGTTGATAAGCTAGATGGTACAGGTTCATCTGGAATGCAGATTGTTCCAGAAAACTTAAACGTATTTAAAATAGCTTTCCAGTACCTTGGAGCAGGTGAAATTGATTATTATGTTGAGGACCCTGACACTGGCAGGCTCTTTAACTTTCACTATGAAAGATTTGCTAACGAGAATACAAAGCCTTCGATGCTTGATAGTGCTTTCCCTTTGTGTATCTTGTCTAAAAATACCACAAATAACACAAAGATTACGGTGAAGTCAGCTTCTATGGGTGGGTTTATTGAAGGTCGAGGCAGTGGTGTACAACATGCATTACAAGCAAAAGATGCCGCTGTAAGTGTTCCTGCTGGTGCGACATATACCAATGTTATTACACTGAAAAATAATGAAAACTTTAATGGTAGTAAAAACAAAATAACCGCTGAAATATACGGTTTGTCATTGGCATCTGAAGGCACGGGAAATTCAACTACTTCATGGGCTATAATTAAGAACGCTAGTTTTGGTACAACGCCTAACTATGTTGACACTGACTCTAATGAGTCTATCACAAGTACATTTGTATCTGCTGTTGGTGTGAGTGGAGGTAGAACTATGGCTATATATGAAATAGCTAGGGACACTAATGAGTTTGAAAATACAAAAGGAATTAATATGTTCGCTTATCCAGGTGAGACATTAACGTTAGCTGCCATTAGCTCTGCTGCGTTTCAAGCAAGGGGTTCTATTCAATGGCATGAGGAATTTTAGGGCTTTTTGACTAAGAAATTTTTAAGGCTATAATGTAACTACGCAATTAAAGGAATTATTAAACCATGGCAAATATTGTTCTTACCACCAAGACCTTACTTGACACTAACGTAAGCTCTAACACAGGATGGTATTATGTTGACTGGCGTTATGAAGGCGCACAGCAAAGACGTATTGTTGCGTCAAAGGATGCAAATGATGAGATTCACGTAGATGCCCTAATTGATGACACAAGCGATAAAGACCCTTCAGGTATTGCCGTGACTGCTGCTGTAACGGCTGCTGTAAGTGGAGCTACTAGCCTAGACGTATTTATTGAAGGCCCTTATTCAGCATTTAGGATTCGTAAGATTAACGCAAATGCAACGGCTCGTGTCGTTGGAATCTTGTAGGAGTATAAAATGACAACATTTAAAGAGCCTTTATATGTAGACACATCAAATGATGCGGGTGATGGCAACTACTCCACATCTTTTGCAGTTGTTAACCAAACTTTTCAAACACGTGGTGATCTGACAGTAAGTGCAGATGTTACAACCCATAACAGAGTAGGCGATGCAAATGGCCGTGGACGTTTTGGTACACAGTTAACTGTAACAAGCGCACAAACATCAGCATCCTTTACGCTTCCAGCGTCAGCTAGAAATATTGACTTTCAGGTTTATGTACGAGGTACACAGACTTGCCAGCTAAACTTTGGTGTTTCTGCTGATTCCGCTACACCTAAACAATACGGTGTTCTAAGTTTGAGTGCGGCAGGGGTATATAACGTATCTCAGTGGCAAACTGTATCTGCTTCCTTGCTTGCAGGTGAGGCTGGCCCGAACGGGCAATTGGTTCGAGTGACAACCAGTGGAAACCCAGCGGCTTTGTTTAGCCGTATTGCAATTTCTTATGATATTTAAGGAGAAATAGAAATGACAACTTTTAAAGCCCCGTTCAACGTCACACAAGCGTATGATGATGGATCAGGATTAAACGAATCTTTTAGCGTAAGCTCTGATGGCTCTGTAAGACTAGCACAAGGCGTGACTGTTTCTGGTAACATCACAACTTACGGCCAGTTTAAGCATGTAAACGGTTCTAGTGAGTCTTTCCCACGTTTGGGACAGCAAGTAACTTTGACACAAGCAGGTGCATCAGCAACGTCTGTACT